CAATCACTTTAACATAACAGCCTTCGTATTTACTGAAGTCGAAAGTTTTCCAGTGATTGTCTACAACTGTGGTATCGTCGTAATTAACTGCGTGAAACATGACGTTTGGATTACTAATGAAAGTTAGACTTCTATCCTCTGTGTTGAGTATATGAAAGCCTTTTTTCTCTTCTAGATCGGCAAATGTTATTTGATATTGTGTCCCTAAATAATGAACATTATTTTTTGATTGCTTACCATGAAAATGTCCCGACATAACATACTCATAGTTTTTAAACAATTCGTCGTCGATACCCCCGTCATATTTAACACCGCGAATAACTTCATATCCTTTCAGTTCAAAATGACCGCCTATGATTGGACATGGACATGACTCTATAAATTCAATACACTCAGTTTTATTTTCTTTAGTAATCCACGGAACAAGTCCCACACACAAACCATCGAAGTCTACTACTTTGGGTTTGTCGATAACATCAAAATTATCATACTTAGAAAACAACTCAACCAGAGAATTCACATCATTGGTATTTCTATAGTAAGTATCGTGATTACCTAAAACACAATGAACTGTGATACCTCTCTCTTCTAGTGGCTGAATTATTCTAGATCGCACTTGATTTAGGGTATTAAAATTTACAAACTTTCTTCTATCCATAAAATCACCAAGATGAATTACTTCGGTGATTTCATTTTCCTTTAGATATGGAAAAAATACCTCATCAAAAAATTTGAAGAAGTAGTCTAAAAATTCTTTTTGATCATTCCTTGCACCAAAGTGCGTATCATTAATGACTGCAATTTTCATTTAAAAGTATTATCCCGATTTTTTCTTTTTCTTTGTTTTCTTCTTTGGGGTAAATTTCTTAATGTCGGACTCTGATAAATTGAAATGTTTTGACATCGTATCTGGCATTTCTTTTGAGTCCTTTTCAAAATAATTAGACTTGAACCATTTGTTTACCGCGATGTCATCAGACTGTTCTAGCATCTTATACTTTATATACGATTGCTTCTTTTCCTTTTCTATTCGTCTGAGAAAAGCATAATATATTATCTGAGTGAAATATGAAAATGGATTCTTTGATTTTTCTGGATCAAAATTATGAGCATACATTAGGCAGTTTTCAATACCATCTCCTACCATCTCTTCTCTGTATGGATAGTTTATAAAGTTTGGTTTATGAGAAAGATGTTCTGCTATCTTAAGAAAACAATCACCAATGTAGTTGCTAACTGGTGGTCTTGGTTCTCCTACATTTTCTGCTTCGTTCACTTCATCTTTCCACTCTTTCATCGCTTCATAAAAGTCAGCGTTGACAATATAATGATTGCTTGTATTTTTTTGATCACCCATAATAAATCCTTTTAATTATTAATTTTTATCTTGACTGCTTTCTGATGATCATTGTATAATACTTTTGCCTTGGTTTCAAGGATTATCTTTTTTATTATCTTTATCATCATCACTAAAATAATCTTCTGGGTTTGAACTCCAGTCAGTCCAACTACTACCAACATCTGGATCCTCACGATCACCCGTATAAAGATCAGACAATGAAGAAAATTTGTCACCGTCGTTTAATGAGTTTAACATTGAACCCAGTTCTTTCGGATTAATCAATCCGTTATTAATCATTTCACTCAATACATTCGGTGGGAAAAACATAGTCATTGTTACCATGTTCATCATGGGATGATCATCATCATCCATCTCATCTAGTTCATCTTGAAGATCTCCATCCATCATTTCTTCATGACGATCTTCGATATCTTCAATATCATCTTTCAATCTAATTAGAGCCTCAATTAAAGACATAGGATCTTGAGTCTGTGGTTTAGGTCTTTCTGTTGGACGAGCCACTATATTGCTTTCAATTCTATCTTCTTGATCTTTTTCCAGTTCATATAATTTTACTGCCTCCATTGATGGAGTGAGAAAAGTTGCAATATAGTCTTCCGGAATTTTAGCATGGATTTCATTTGTATTTGGAGTCCAGTTTCTAAGAACTGTAACCTCCTTCGGTCTACCAAGACCATCATGTACCATCATAGTTCTAAAAATCATAGGTCTTTCTAGGATCATTTTTCCTTTTTGCTTACCTGTTATTTTTGTTATGATCTCTTCTCCGCTTCGCAATTTTAATATTCTATATTGTGTCATTATGCTTTCTCCTTCATAAACGGATTGGTGCAGCATTATGAATAAACTTCTCTCTATTATATATCTTTATTCTCTCATCCAAATGCTTGTATGTGTGGTTGACATACTTCCTATAGCGTAGATCATCGCTGATATCATATAATTTTACATTATTTTTATCCTCAGTTCTACGAAGTCCTCTTCCTATAGATTGCAGGACTCGAACAACCGATTTAGATGGTGAAGCAAATATAATATTGTGAATATTCTTAATGTTTATACCAGTAGAACATGTTCCATAAGAGGCAACTAATATTGCATTTTTTTGTCTGTCTACAATTTTTCTTATTTTCTCACGTTGATCTACATCAGTTCCTCCGTAGATCATAAAAACTTTTCTTTCGGGATACTTCTTTTTTATCATTTCATATAAAGGTTTTCCATGAAGTTCAACATAGTTGTATAGAAGAAGAACATTTGTGTCTAGTGAACCGCAGAGTTTTACTATAAATTCGTTTCTCTTTTGATTGGTTATTAACCACTTTATTTCTTCCTGATACGTTATTCTTTTTGTTGATTGAATTTCCTCGTCGTTATACTTAAGTATTATACGGTCAATCTCTAGTTTAGACAACAAGTTTTTATCCATTAATTCTTTGGTGGTTGTTGCTTTAAATACTTTACCAAACAAACCTTCAATAACAAGTTTATGTGTTTGTGTTCCGTCTAGAGTTCCAGTTGTTCCAATTCTAATAGGACATTCCGTCAACTTAGTCATCAATGTAGTAAGAGATTTTGCTTTGAATAAGTGACACTCATCACCGAATACTGCCCCGTATTGTTGAAAGTGTTTCGTGTGTAGTTTGTATACACTTTGCCATGTTGTTATTACTACACGCTTGTCCGTTTCTTTATCCTTACCGGCGTATATGGTATGACATTCTTTCTTGGCATTCCACGAAGACTTAGATGAGTAATCATTGAAATCATCATACAATTGTGCCACCAAGTTGGTAGTAGGAACAACAATCAGTATTTTTTTATCCTTTGGTATCTTGTCCAAATAGTACCGAATGAGAGCATATATGATGAATGATTTACCGCTTCCTGTAGGAGACAGTAGAAGACACCTCTCCATATTTAAAGCGTGTGTAATCGCGTTGAGTTGATGCTCATGCGGTTTAATCGGTTTATCTACACAATAGGGTTCCAGATACTCATTAATATACTTTTCAACCATATCTTTCTTTATGGAACCATCAGGTCTCTTTATTGAACTGGAAACTGTGTAGTTTCTATCCTTAGCAAAAGATAAAACATAATCGAATAGTCCTGCATATACTGTTCTACTATGAAGATTAAACAGTCTTATTTGTCCATCCCATATTTTATTTTTGTAGGCGGGAGTGTATTGATGATTCGGGACATAGAAAGTGAAAAAGTCGCTTAGTTCCCTAGCGATACCCTTTTCAGACTCTATCTTTATATTGACAGAATCTACTTGTTTTATCTCTATATCTGTCATGATCCCTGTGTAAACTTGATCCAATCTATCGTTGATCGTATCAGCCACTGTCTATTAGTAACAATACCTACAACGCTTTTTAGATATTCTACTTTTTCCTTTTGTAGTAATATTTTATTTTCTAGTGTTATGATATCATCATCAGCATCTATGAACTTATCTAGATCTGTCTTAAGGAGAGACAAAGCAAAAGGTTCCCATCCCATATCATCTAATTGCTCTTGACTCATTTTTCCCGTGTAATAAAGCCACTTGTATTTTCTAAGTTTCTTGTAGTCACTTTCAAGTTTACCTAGAATTAATTTTTCATCTGTGTATATAATCAGATACTTGTTATGCAACTGGGGAGTCTTCATAGACTCTATGTCCAGTTCCGTCTTATCCATTTTTATGTCGTCAGAAACCTTGCGACGTATTTCATCTAAATTCATACTTATAGACCTCCAGTGAGATTATACTTCACATAGATTAAATGTCAATTTATTACCGATCAGGAGGCGTGAATAAATTAACTATGTCACCAGGCTTTTGTGATGGATAATCCATTATGTTCATAGAAGAAAACGCAAACGTAGCAGTTGCAACAACAGGAGTTGAGTCTGTGTCTAATGATGTAAACTCCCAGCCGCTTAGAGAAGTGGGTATCATATCCCTTATGATAATTTCTTTTACTGGTTTGTAGGCACTGTTTGTTACCATTATTCTTGCGTCAGAATAATGATCATCAACATGTAAGACAGGACCGCCTTCACTTAAGGATATATTATTCTGATAGTTTGCAATACCCACCAACCAATTAAACATCTCCGTCCAGTTGTCCATATTTTCATCTACAACAAAACTCACGGTGAAGTCATCAAAGGTGTAAGTATCTCCGGCTCTTCTCTGTCGCAACCCCAAGGCGGTTGATTGATCAGCAACACCAATTGAAAATCCTGGCATAGTAACACTCTGACACATATAAGATACTGTTGGTAATCTACCGAGTACCAATTTAAAATAATTTGTGTTTAAGAGATTGTTAGTCTCTGGTTGTTTTTGGAAGTTTGAACGGGTGATGTCCGGCATACCCGGTCCCGTATAACCCCCGGTTGATCCATCTATTGTTATTGCCATAGAAGTATTCCTCCACTACTATTTATAAAAGAAAAGGGGGAGTGGATTGCTCCACTCCCCCTTCGGTAGATCTAACCAAATCTGTTATTCAGAATCAGAGTCCGTGTCCGGTGTTACCGTGTA